CGCAACGGCTGTCGAGGAGATCGTGTTCTGCCTGACTGGTTCGCAGTCAAGAAACAACGGAACAACGACATTCCCGAACTATGATGGTTTCGAGGACAGGTTCGATCATCCCCTGACCCCATTCATCGTTTCCCAGAACTTCGGAACACGCTACGATCTGTTCAGGATCCATGCCCGCGGCGACGGCGCATTCTCGAATGAGCTGTACAGGATCGCGATCGAGAGCATCAAGTATCCAGAATCCGCGGGAGCTTACGCGACCTTCACCTTGAAGGTTCTCAGCTTCACCGGGGAAGACACTTCGGTGACAGTCCTCGAGCCCTACGTCGGTTGCAATCTCGACCCTGACAGCGACAGCTTCATCGGAAAGAAGATCGGCGACCAGAACATGTACTTCGACTTCGACCGCTCTTCAGACGCCCAGAAGATTGTCGAGGAGGGGCTATACGGCAAGGTGTCACGCAGGATCAGGATCGAGATCTCGGATGATGTGATCAACAAGGTGATCCCGTCCAACACGATTCCAGTCGGAACTCGTGGCGTCTATCACCTGGTGACATCAGGGTCGGGCTTCCTTTCAACTGGCAGCGTTGGTCCCTCCGCTCACCTCAATGTTCCCATCACGAATGCTCGTGAGCTTCCGGTCTTCTTCCGCCGCAGCATCAACGTTGAAGATGTTGCCGGCGGGGACGGCGCGGACGCAGAGAGCAAGCTCTACTGGGGTCCGCAGTTCGGTCTCTACAACTCAACGACTCGACCCAACGATCTCACCGCGGCGCCTGGCGATCTCTCGGCTTACACGAAGTACTTCCCGAAGTACCACACGACCTACCAGAATCCGTGGGTTGGCGACAACGCTGGTGCTCCTTCGGTGAACGGTTCGGTGGTGGACGCTGACCTCTTCAACAGGAACCTGTTCACACTTGAGAACATCCAGGTCCAGACGAGTTCTGATGGTACGCTCGACGTGACCCGTTGGGACGAGGCTGTTTACCAGCGTGATAGAGTGCTCGATGCGAGCCTCGGTGGTAGATTCATCGACACAACATCAGACTTCCCGACGGTCACACCGAGCGACTATCTTAAGTTCGTCACCTTCATGCAGGGCGGCTTCGACGGCCTCAATATCTTCGACGCTGACAAGTTCTACATGCGGGACTCGGCGGTCCGTCGTGAGATGGATTACACGAACCAGGGTCAGCTGAGCGGTCCGACCGTCGCTGCTTACCGCAAGGCAATCGACATCCTCGGTAACAAGACATACTCGGATATTAGCGTGCTCGCCGTGCCGGATGCTCGCCATCCGGTGATCGCAGATTACGCTCTCGCTGCGATGCAGACAAAGTTCGACGCCATCTACATCGCTGATGTCGAGCTGAAGGATGACAACAACAACTTCGTCACCGCATCTATCAACGCAGCCGCGTACCCGAACGTGAACGTTGCGTTCACCTCGACACGATTCAAGAATCGTAGCCTCAACAGCTCCTTCGGCGCTGCGTACTTCCCGGATGTCAACACTCCTGTTACCATTGGAAGCTCCACAACGTTTGTGCGTCTTCCAGCATCCTCACTCGTCCTTGGTGCCTACGCCCAGAACGACAGGATCGGGTTCACGTGGAGCGCTCCGGCGGGCTACAACAGGGCGACCATCCCAGGAGAGTCTCTGAGCACCCTCCTCAACAAAGGCAACATCGACACCGTGTACGACTCTGGAATCAACCCGATCATCTCCGTTCCGAACGTGAGCATCGTGATCAACGGCCAGCGGACAATGCTCCGCGAGGGTTCAGCCCTGGATCGTGTTAACGCCCGTCGTCTCCTGATCGAGGTCCGTCGTCGCGTGAAGGCAGTCGCTTACACCCTGCTCTTCGAGCCCAACAGGGAAGCCACTATCGCTCGTTTCAACTCCGCCGTCACTCCGATCATGAAGCAGATCCAGTCCCAGCGCGGCGTTGAGAGGTACCGCGTCCAGATCGACACGACCACGACCACGCAGGCTGACGTCGAGAACAACACCATCCGTGGTAAGATCTACCTGCAGCCCACCAAGACCGCAGAGTTTATCTCAATCGATTTCGAAGCGACAAATGCTTCAACCTTTGTCTAAGAATTCAAACAATCAGAATAGTTAAGGAACAGGAGACACAATGGCCGAGACACTCTCAGTCACCGACATGCTACCCAACAAGTTCGAACCGAAGAGGAAGAACCGATGGGTTTTCGCGATTGAAGGAATCGATGCTTACCTCATCAAGTCAACGAAGCGCCCGAGCGTGAAGACTGAGGAGAAGGAGATCCCTTGGATCAACTCACGCCGCTACATCGCGGGCAAGACGACATTCGACACGATCGAGGTCTCTCTCTACGATGCTATCGCACCGTCTGGTGCCCAGCAGGTCATGGAATGGGTTCGTACCCACTTCGAGTCTGTCTCAGGCCGCGCAGGTTACGCCGACTTCTACAAGCGCGACTGCCAGCTCAAGATGCTTGATCCCGTTGGAACTGTCATCGAGCTCTGGGACATCAAGGGCGCGTTCATCACCTCGGCAGGTTTCGGTGACCTCGCGTACGATGGTGACGATCCGATGGAAATCTCACTCACGCTCCGCTTCGATAACTGTGTGTTACAGTACTGATCGGTAGTCGTTTCCACTTGCTTCGGCCCGGTTCTTCCGGGCCGAACTTGTATTTGCAGTTTACTTGACGTTCAATCGACTAACAATTGAATCAGCAAATACCAGGAGCAATTCAAGTGGCTGACACAGATCGTAGTGCGCTTTTTGGCGGAGCAGTTCCGTCGGGCATTCAGACAAAAGACGTTATGCGTGATGATTTCGGGTACGAGGTCCCCGTGGAATCGGTCCCGCTGCCCTCAAACGGTGTCGTTTATCCGACTGAGTCGCCCCTGCATGGGCGCGAGACTGTCGATATTCGCGCTATGACCGCCCGTGAGGAGGACATCCTGACGAGCCGCGCTCTCATCAAGAAGGGAACCGTCATCACGGAGCTCATCAGGAGCTGCCTCATGGACAAGAGGATCAGCGTTCCCGAGATGCTGGTCGGCGACAGGAACGCGCTCATGATCGCCCTGCGCGTCACGGGCTACGGTTCGGAGTACAGCATCGAGGCTGATTGTCCGAAGTGCAGCGCTCGCTCCAAGCAGGAGTTTGATCTCGGTGCTCTCCCGATCAAGCGTCTCGAGATCGAGCCCGTCACGGTCGGCCAGAACATCTTCGAGTTCAAGCTCCCGACCACCAAGAAGACCGTTCACTTCAAGTTCCTCACCGGTCGCGATGAGGAGGACATCAACGTCGGTCAGGAACGCGCGAAGAAGCAGGGCGCGCAGGCCGATAATCTCATTACGACCCGCCTCCAGTACGCGATTGTTTCCGTCGACGGCAAGACTGATCGCGGGTCAATCAACGGTTTCATCCGTAACATGCCTGCTCGAGACTCGATGTCCCTTCGTAAGTTCATCGACGCACACGAGCCCGGTATCGACATGAAGGGCGATCTCGACTGTCCGTCCTGCAACGAGATAAGCGAGGTGAGGATGCCCCTAGGCGCCAGCTTTTTTTGGCCTGACGCCTGAAGATCGCGAGATCTACCTTGAGCAATCGTTCTCATTGATGTACTACATGGGATTTTCGTACTGGGAGTGCTACAACATTCCCATACGATATCGCATCTGGTTCATCTCGAGGCTTAACAAGGAACTTCAGAGAGCAGGCGATAAGGAGAACACACCAACCCGCGCTGCTCATCAGAACAATCCGCAGACACGATCGTTGATGGGCTTACATCGAGGTGAAACTCCCGCGCGCCTTCGTCGATTCACATAATTAGAGATTGATTTGGAGGTTTCGTGGGCAAGGAAGACAAGGTTTTGGCTGAAATTTTTTCGGCTGCTGGAAAGTACATATTAGAGGGCGGAAAGCCGCCGAAGCTCAGCGGTGATCCCTCGCAGGCAAAGATCATCCATCGTGCGACTCTCGCTTCCCGTCGTCTATACGAGGCTCTCTGTGACGAGAACTCATCGCTCGACGCGATTGCTGTGATGGTGGATGAAAAGCGTCGTGCGGAAAGAGAATTCCAGAGCGCTTTTGGTAGGGAATGGAGGCTCTGAAAAATGGGATCTGGCATAATTACCTGCTAGAAGGCTTGTAACACATGGATCCTCAACAGCAGCAGCTTGCGATTGCTGAGCAGATGCTCGAAGTTCTGAAGAAACAAGAGCAAACTCTGAAAGCTTTGCAGGAGACGATGAATTCCCAGGCAGGGGTTCATCGGGAGGCTGCTGCTGCTGCGGAGGAGCACTCGGACGCGATGTTCGAGCTCAACGAGCAGCAGGGCTCGTTCAACGGTGCCGTTGAGGAGGGCACGAAGAAGAACGAGTCGTTCACCGAGAGCATCCAGGGTTGGCTCAACAAGGGCAACTCAAAGATCATGGGCGGTCTGAGCACCGCCGTTGGTCAGCTTTCCGAGAATTTTAGCACTCTCGCCGACGTGATCACGAATCCGCTCCAGGCATCGTTGGGTTTCCTGACCACATTCTTCGATGCTATCATGGAGATGGCGAATGAGCGTGTCCAGGACATGTTCAAGTTCCAGAACGCGCTCGAGAGTGTCAGGAAGGAGTTTGGAAGCTTCACCGAGAACACGTCGAATCGAGTCAAGAGCACGTATGATGGTTTCAGCAGTGGACTGAAAGAAGCTGCGGGCGGGGCCAACGTCTTCGCCTCCAAGTTCGCCATGGGGGTCGATGGCTCAATCGAGCGACTTGAGGTTATTCGCGAGCTCGCGGGAGCGATGGGCGCGACGTTCGATGTTCTGGGCGACGAGTTCAACGACGCTTCGGTGAATCTCTATGTCATGCGTGATGCCCTGCTCTTCAACGAGCAAGCTCTGAAGAACGTCTCTGTGATGTCTATTCTCAGCAACAAGTCATTGAAGCAATTCAGCGACGAAACTCTCGCGAGCGTGAACAAGATCGGTCGCGGGCTCGGCATCTCGTCCAAGGTTCTCGGTAGGGACGTTGGCGCATTCCTCTCCAACTTCAAGTCTCTCGGGCGGATGACCGGAGCTTCCGTCACCGAGATCACGAAAGCGGCCGCGTTCACCAGAAAGCTCGGCATTGAGGTCAACGAGCTCCTCGGGCTGGACC